TCCATTATAAACATTAGTAAATACATATGCAACTTGCGGACCATCCTTTGTGCGTCTCGGAGGGTTAAAACATGTAGCTTTAAATAGCCCATGTTCTTTTCCGTGTTGTATATTATATTCTGGTGTACACCATTCTAGATTGGAAAGATAATTATTCAATTTATTTCCATCTATATGGTTTACTTGTGGTAAATTATTTGGGTTATCTAGAAATGTCATAGCTACAAGTCTATTAACTCTATAATCATATCTTTTACCATCTTTAGTAAAAGTGACATGCAGATAACCTCTTTTATTTTTACTTGGTGATAAAAACTTATCACTTCTATATGACCAAATATCACCATGTGTTGTACATGCGTAAAGACCTTCCCATCCCGGTATGTCTTTCATCTAGTAGCCTTGCTCGGCTGCTGATTGTCCATTTTCTATATTATTCATATATCTATAATTTTATTTATAACTCTAGGGTATAAAATTCTTTAGGAGTTTCCAGCAATTCTCTGGATTTTTCGGTATACATTACTGTATAAAGTGGCACAGTTTACGCGCTATGTAACTCACCAAACCANTTCTCTTCAAGACCAAGATAAATAGGAGTATTATTAATACCTGGAGTCAAACCTTCTGTAATTGACTTAGGNGTAATCTCNTTNCNATTCCACTTAGCATAGCGGATNTTAACAGCGTGATCAGCATCAATCATTACAGACCACTCATATTCTCTGTTTTCGATAGTCATGGTTGAGCCAAGACCACCAGTTAACAAGTCGATGGTAGTTGAAATACCATCATCCTTTGTACCAAAAACCAATGACAACAAGCCTGCTACTTCATGAGGCTTTGTAAGCATTGCGTTAGCAATCATGTTTTCGTCTACCAAGTCAGCAAAACGCTTACCACGGTAGAGCTGAAGATTATTTAATAAAGAACTTGAATTATTCATAATATATTAATTGTCTCATCATAGGTATTTTGACGCGAGATCCCATGCNTGAGGTTGTTTTTCATGCCCAACATTGTATGATGTATGATTTTTTGTTTGGTGTTTGAGCATTTGTCTAAGTTTACTCGCAGCAGATGTCTGACCATTGCGCTGTGCTTCGCCCAGTAGAGCATCACCCTTCATTGTGAAGTAGGCTGATTCTATCAAATTGTTAACAAGGTTATTATTAAAAGCCTTCTGATACTCTGTTAAACCGTCTGCATCAGTTCTTGTGATATAATCGAACAACGCTTTTCTATCCTCCTTTGGAATATTGATACCTCTAATATTTGTAAGACTATTAATACTAGAAGTNAGATCGTTCATAAACTGTGCAGCTTGCTGCTCTTGTTCCTGTCTTTGAGCTTCCTGTTGCTGAGCCATATACTCTTGCTGTTGCTATTCGTACGCCTTAAGATAATTTACAGCATCAGCTGCTTCATCTTCCAGCATGTCAGCATCTTCATAGCGCTCAATCTTGCGACTAATCTGTTCGTCATTCATTCCCTGTAATTTATAGAACTCACGAACAGCTGCTTTCTGATTAGATTCGTCCTCCAAATCTATGTTATCGTAAGACATAGATTTCTGCTGTGTCTGATAGAAGTCTTCAAATTTACCACCATTCTTTACGTACTGATCAAGTCTAGCAATACGATCATCGGCGTACTATGGGGTTGAATTCTCATCTACGACATCTTTGATATATTCCACGAGGTCCTCGACTGACTTAGGTTTCTCGTCTGCATCAACACTCCAACCATTAGCTTCAGCGAATGCGTCAAAGAAAGCACCAATCTATTCTGCTTCTCCAGGATCTACGACGTCAGTGTCAGTCTGCTGATCATTATCATCATTGTCGTCATCCTATTCGTTGTCAACTGTAGTTGTGTCGGACGTATTATTATTTAAAATATTATCTGGGATCTGTGTCTCATCATCATGAGCATTAGGATCGCCAGTTACATTCTTATCATCTTTATTATCCTCAGAAGACTTGTCGTCATCTGGATTGTCTAAATTATCAATATCATCATTAGGGTCGTCTAACACCTGATTAACCACATCCTGGTTATCGATGTCTGTAACGCTGTCGCCACCTTCCTGACCACCGAACCCGAGAGAGCTCAAAGCGTCTTCAAAATCACCTAATGGATTTTTCTTCTTTCTTGCCATAATTTAAATTATAACTAAGTTAATATTTTTAATTGTTGTACGCTACACGGGAGTCGAACCCGTGTAATGTTATCATTTATTCCACTTTGACGCATTATGTGCAAAGTTGGCTTTCTTTCTCATAGCTGCACTATACTTACTTGGATTCCTTAAAACTCTATTAGCAAAACTTTGNACACTCATACCATGCTATTTAGCTGCTTTAGTAAATGTTCCACGCTTAGATGGTTTAATGCGAANATCTTTACCGGAATTATAATCNTGTATAATCAAATCTAAAAATCCAAAGTTNCCATTTTTGTCTATACCTGCGTTTTGTGGACGAATATCACTAAAGGTTATATTTTTGTACTTGTATATATATGGGTCCTTAGTCTTTTCGACTCCGTACTTTCGTAAATAATTATATATTTTATCTTTATCGAAATATCTAAATATACCTTGTCTTCCATCGTTTTCTGTTAATGTAAACCAAGGGTCTGCAACTTTTGAAAAAGGAATAACCTTCGGTTGCTTTGTAACAATTCTAAATTGTTCGTCTCCAAAAGTTTTTCCAGCTTTACTTGGAATGCTATTTTTATCAGTATATCCAAGATAATCCTATTTAAAAAAGAACGGTAATTTGTTTTGTTGATATTCTGTACTTACTGCTCTCTATAAACCCTCATAATCTTCTATACTATCAGATATTGGGACTTTTATTTTTGTAACAGTATTTGGATCACCTGCTGTATTATACACAAAACTTTCGCCACCTTCGCCAATATAGCTACCAATATTTAAATGATCTTTGCCTATATACTAACTAGTAGGCTAATCTATATCAAACATAAATGGCTAATCGTCATTCTGAATGCGTATTGTTTTATTGGTAGGTATTGGTTCACCCATAGTATGTCTTCCATTAGAAATCGCGAATTCTTTTTCTAGTAATTTCTATCTAGCTAAGCCCTATAGTTTCTTAAGCCCAAATTTTCCTCCGTATCTTCCAATACCATATAAAGCCGCTTTCCCTGCTAATTCTAAAGGTTTGCCAATAGCAGCAGATTCAACAACAAGCTCACCAATAGGGTCAACAGGAGACAGCCTATCTTTATATAGTAAGTCCTAAAGTCTATTTGATTCTATATTTTTATTTATAGTTCGTTTTAGATTATCAGGCATCTTACCAGTTATTATAACTGGATCTAAATTTACATGTCCACCAGTTTCTATTACGTCACCAGTTTCTGGATTAACAGTGACTCTATTTCTATCAATAAGTCTACCTGGCAATGTTGGATCAGAATTTGCATCATTAAACATTTCTACCTATTTTTTGTAAGTAGACAATTCATCTTCACCTCTATCAAACTTAGGAAGCTTAAGTTTTTTTCTAAGCTACTTCTCAGCTATATGCTAATCTGCTTCAGCCTATGCTTTTCTTCTACGTTTGATCTTACGAAAGAGTTTATGANGCTAATAGTCATTCCTCTTCTGCATCTTTCGCTTAGGGCTTTCCATCTGTGTCATAATTACATCAATTTAAGATTGTTACCTCTTCTCCACCAGAACTTCTATCCATAAGAATCTTTGCCAAAGTTATTAGACGGAAGCAAGTTTAGTATATTCGGAAGTGAAGGCTATGTTATCCTATCGTACATCTACTGTTTGTACTTATTAAGATCACGCTATTGCTGAGCCTTTATTTCTTCCTAAGTTGGACCAAGTAGAGCTGTAGGAACATCTGCCCTAATAGTACTAGGCTATCTTATAGATGGAGAATTGATAATTATAGGACTAGCATTCTTAGCGTCTTCGTAATCCTACTCAAGGTCGTTTAGCTATACATTATAGTTATAAGCATCCTTATGCGCATTTCTGTGATTACGAGCGGCTCTAACAAGACTATTCATGCTATTAAGGTTTCTTGAATAATTCTAAAGAGAATCTTCATAATATCCCTTCTACTTAAGTGCTCTAGCATAATCCTATGTAGATTTAGCTCTAAGTGCTGCTCCATATCTTGTATGCATAAGCCTTACATAATCCTTAACAAAATCTGCATCGCTCTTATATGTATTGTAAGTCTTACCATTCCAGCCTACTCCACCATAATTGTGTTGTCTTCTAGCAGCTCTAGATCTACCATAATTAGATTCGTATGCAAGCTAACGCATTACATTGTAAAACGCAGCATCGCCATAACCATATCTGTTCAACTATTGTCCTACAAGAGGGCCCATTCTGTTAACAAAAGTATTAATAGAATCATCTTTTCCACCTTTATATTTATGAAGTATAGGATGCTCTTCATTTAATGGAGTGTCAAAAGGTAATGGCTTAATAATGTCTTCAGCTATATTAACATCCTTTCCTTCATCATAAGCATTAAGTATAGACTATACATTCTGATCCATCTACAGATACTCTTCTGGACTAGGTTCCTCAGCCTGGGTGTTTCCACCCAAGTTGATTCCTCTAATATCCTTCCAGTAATCAGCGCCATTCTTCCACGCCTCATACTTCTACTAAAATGTCTTGTTGTCAAACTTCATTACTTCTCGCCAGATGTTTTATTCTTAAGGGCCGTGCGAGCCTTAAGTTTCTCGCGTTCATAAGCAGCATCATCCTTAGCCTTCTGCAGCTCTGTCTCATGCTTCATCTTATCCTTCTCAAGCTAAATCTTCTGATCTTCTATCTCACGCTTCTACTTAGCTTCGTAACGCTTATTATAAGCCTCTTGATTAATCTTCTGCTATTCGATAGCTTGCTTGCCGATTTCGATTGGGTCTGGAATTCCGTTTTGATCTTGATCTAACTCTTCTGTTCCACGATAAGCATTAATCTGAGCTACAGCTATCTTAGTCTAATTATCTTGATCAATCTGGTATCTCTGAAGATCCATCTGAGCTTCCTGTAACATAAGCTCTTGCTGCTTAGCTTCATTCTGCATCTGCTGTAACTGCTGTTGCTGCTGAGCTTCTGCCTCCTGCTGCTGTTGCTGTATCTGCTCCTGTCTAGTCTACATATCCTTAAGCTTCTGCTTAATGATATTGAAGTTATCATTTGTAAGAATCTCTGCGGCTTCAAGTAAGCTAGCACCATTCTACATAGCTGGCTGTATAAGCTGCTGAAGCTTCTGTATGTTCTCAAGATCTTTAGATGTATCACTTACGAATACATCCATATCCTCATAGTAGAACTTAGGAGTAATATCCAAGAATGCTCTTTCTCCATTATCAAAGATATACTGGAGCTTTTGTTTGCCAGTCTCTTCCCAAGCACCCTTAGCTGTATTAAGAAGCATATTAAGCACTCTTCGCTTGCACTGGTTATGAACCCAGAATAATGGCTCAGTAATATGTGAGCTCTGTACTACAGATCTTTCTACATTGCCTACCATCTCTGATGTGCTTACAGCTCCTTCACGCTGCTATGTAATACCAGAGATTGTTCCAGCCAACTCTTCTATCTTATCCATCAGCTGTATATATTCAGCCATGACGTTAGACATTGTAAGATCCAATGCTGTAATCTGATTGAACTGAGCAGGCTTACCACCCTCTCTTCCTGGGATATTCCAACCTTCTTCATATGGGTTAATAAAGTTAACACCAACACTAGACAAGTAATGCATCCATTTAGCTGGG